ACATTTAGAACACTAGAATATCTTCCAACACTTGGTTCAACAAACAATATAACTATTGCATATTTTCAAAGACAAGATACAGATACTATTATACAAGCGGCTGGATCAGATACATTTACTCTCTTTCATGATCCTAGTGTTTTAAAATTTCAATTAGATACTGCAAACACTGATTTATTTTATGCAGAAGATTTACAAGACCAAGAAGACATTCTTGCATTTACTAAGTTAAAAATTACAGATGCTACAGAAGAACTTATTGCACCTAGACCAGTTCATTATGTCATTAAAATGACTTTAAATCCTACAACAGAAATATTTTTCCACAAAGATTATGCTGAGTCAGGTGTTCTTGAAAGTGACGTAGTAGAAGAAAAAGCAAGTGAAATTACATTTACAGGTAGCAAATCTTTCTGTAATCAAAAAATACGAAATTTAAAATTTAGTGGTAATCCTGACCAAGTAGATGATGTTGCTATTGTTTATACTCAAGAAAGATATGTTGATAATGCTTTTAGTGAATTACAAGCAAACGCCGTAACAGCTTTGACACTTAGGGCACAAGGCGGAGGAACAGCGGAAGCAGTATTCTCTACGGCTAAACAATACTTTACAGTAAATTCAGCAGTAGGTGAAAACAATGAAGTTGTAAATCCAAAGTTCTTAGCAAATAATTTTGATGAAGATGGTTATTTAATACCAGTAGTAATCGTTGATTCAGCGGTTGAAACAGGTGGGCCAACTCTATACAAATTAGAAGTTGTATCATCTAACTTACCGACAGGTGTTACGATTGATGATATTCCATTCAAAACAAAAACAGACTTTAAAGAAGCAATTTCAAACGGTATGGTTCCACAAAATGTATCAGACAGTTTTATAGAATCATTGCAGTATGGATCTGAGTACGAAGTTCATTTTAAATTGACTAGAAGACTAGGTAATGGAACAGAAGCAGAAATTGAGTTTAATAAACTTACTTACAAATTTATTACACCTCCACAAGTATTTGAATTTAAAGATACTACTCCTACTGTTAGAATTTCAACAAACACAATAGATTATAATCAAAGCACACACGCTCGTATTAATGGACGTGATCCTCAAGATGTTACCGTAATTGGAGAAAATACACTTGATAGATACTTTTTTGGTTATGTTAAAAAAGACACAGGAACAAATGAATTTTACGGAAGAGATATAGGAAATTCTTTAAAATCTTTAACATTTACTGAAATATCAAACGATGGTTTCAGTTTAAAAGAACAATCTGAAACATCACTAATATCATATAATCCGTTTAATGACCCACTTGTTCCATCATTCACTGACACTTATAAAACATTTACACCAAATAGTTTTGGGGATACAGAAGTATCAAAAGCAGAACATGTATGTATAGATAAATTTGGATTAAAAACTACTTTGACTATTAATTATAGTGAAATTGGTTTAAAATATAGTCATCCATTTTACTCTGAAGGATCTTTTGTAGAAATTGCCGATCCTGGTTCCGGCATAACAAGATTTAATAGGTCAATCTATGCACATCATACTGGTGACCAAGATGGTGCATTTACAATTACATCAGCAAATGGTTTGTATCCAGAGGTATCTAACACTAATTTAGAAAATAATAATTTTGTAAAAGTTTCAAATTATTGGATGAGTCAGAATGATATTGGTTCATTAATCAGAAATTTTGGTAATTTAGATGAACAAAGAAATACTCCTAGAAGTGTTGTTGATGTAACTCGCTCAACTCCTGTTGCTGGAAGATTACAGTATAATGCTAGTTCAGATTATCCAAATGATAAAGAATTTGCCGACTTTAATCCAAATAATGCATTTCCTGGATTAACAGCGTCCGCTAGCAACCTTTTAAAAGTTAATCAAGTAGGGCCTTATAAAAGTCCATATGGTTCGCAAGTTAATGCTGATTGGACATTTAGAACAGGTTTTCAAGAGAGGTCAGAACTCGTTAGCGATTCTGTAAGGGCTAATCCTGTTTTTGCATATGGTATGGGAGCTGATAAACCATCAAATCCTTTCTTATATCGTGTTAATGCTTTTACAACATCTGTAGCTGGAAAAACTGGACAACAATCAACTGGTAATGATTTTCTTATTGCACGTAATCGTTTAACAACACATTTACATACAGTATCTAATCCAAATACTCAATTAACACGTGGATATTTTTTTCATAGTCATAACATGGATTCTGGAGCTTTTCCTGTTATGTTACACATTAAAGAAGGTTATAACTTTATGTCTGGTGATGGTATAAATTTTGCTGATCCAGAAACTTATATAGAAAATATTCAACAATGGTTTGATTATAGATTTAACTCTCAAGCAACTTATGATTTTGCTGTCGATTCAAGTGATTTAAATGATGTAAAAATATTATTAGTTAGAACTACTAGAACATCATCGTTCCTTCAACATTTTTTAAATGAAGCAATAGTATTAAGACAAAAAGGTTCAAGCAACACATTTGAACAATTAGCTTATCTAAGACGTTTTAGCGCCCCAACTGCTGACGGTGATATATTTGTTCATGGGGTTCCAAGTTCAAATACAAACATAGCTCCTAATCAAAGCAGAAATATATTCCAGGCACCAGATAAAAATAGATGGGCTAGAAGAAACGCTAATGATAATGTTCCAAGAATAAAAGTATATAATGGAAAATTTGTATTACCAACAGGACATGTAATTGAACCAACAGCAAACATTACTAGCGGAGAACCAACTTTTTCAAGAAGTCAAGAATATTCACTTACAATTCCAAAATCAATATTTGGCATAGATATTACAGACAACAAACGTATTGACCAATATATCATTATGCCAGATAATAAACTGGCTTATGTTTCAGCGGCAGATGGGTTAATCTCTAATCCTAAAGAAGGTATAAATATTAGACTAGATAGTAATAAATTTGATTATATCTACATCACTAATGATGCAATAAATTCTTTTGAATTTTATGGGATTATGATAAAACACACTCATCATAACACTTTAGGTGAGGCTCCTGGTGGTGATACTAAAAAACTGTTTATGTTTAACGCACAAGGAAAATTATAAAGGAAAAACACTATGACAATAACATTAAGAACAAACAAAGACGCGGCGTTGTCCTTTGGTGAATTAGACGCAAACTTTACAACGCTAGGCTTAACACACGGTATGACTACTTCAAATGTCGCAGTAGGAGTCAATACAGTAACAGCGACAACTGGTACTATCACAACTAACAACGTAACTACATTAAATGTTGCAGATGTTGATGTATCTAGTAAAATAATTATTAATGAAACAATTGGCAATTATCCAAATGCAAAGTTTGTATGTTCATCACCTGCTTATGATTCTAATTTAGTCATAAGAACTTCAGGTGCAGTAGCTGGAAATATTGCTCTAACTTATCAAAGAGAACATGATGGCAATGCAGAGGCTGGTATAGGTGTAGGCTACTTTTCTCAATTTAAAGCAAGTGATGTTTCTACTGCACAATTTTTAGGTAGAGTTGAACACAATATCAATGATTTTACAGATAACAATGATTATAATACAAAGTTGAGAATAAGCACATATACTAATGTAGCTGGAACACAGACAGAAGTATTTCCAATAGCTATTGAACATGATAACATTGAAGCTAATGCTCCTGTTCAATTAAAATCATTGAGCAATACAGACAGAAACGCACTAACAAACTTGAAAAACGGTCAGTTAATTTTTAACACAGACACTAGCAAAGTCCAAGTAAGAATTAACGGTGATTGGTATGATATCACTCATTCATAATAGGTATAATTTACACTAATGGCTAAGAAAATATCAGATACAGCTAAAAAGGCTTTGAGAGCGAAAGCAAACAAGTCTAAAAAATATACACTTACTGACTTACAGAAAGTTTATCGTAGAGGTCAAGGTGCATATTTAGGCAGTGGCTCTAGACCAGGTGTCTCTATGGCGGCTTGGGCTATGGCAAGGGTAAATAGCTTTATGAGAGGTTCTAAAAAACATGATTTAGACCTACAAGCAAAAGCAAGAAAGCGTAACAGGAAAAAGAAATAATGGCTAAGAAGAAACGTAGAGCAGTTCCAAAAGATAAAAAGACTGGCTTACCAAAGAAATATCTTTCTGGTGTAAAAGGCGGCAAACGTTCTGAATTAGCCAGTGTATTAGCACAAATATCTGCATTATACAAAGCAGGTAAAAGAATACCTAAATCACTATTAGATAGGAGAATGAAACTTGGTCAGAAGAAGAAAAGATCCTAGATTAGCAAGATTTGGGTTAGCAGGTTTTAACAAACCAAAAAGAACACCAAAACATCCAACCAAATCGCATATCGTACTTGCTAAAGAAGGTAGTAAAATAAAACTTATTCGCTTTGGACAACAAGGTGTAAAAGGTTTTGGTAAAGTAAAAACAAAAGAAGGCGCAGAAAAAAGAGCGGCTTTTAGAGCAAGACACGCCAAGAATATTGCTAAAGGCAAAATGTCAGGTGCGTATTGGTCGAATCGAGTAAAATGGTAAGAATAGTGAATTTAAAAAATTACTGGGACTTAGAGTCTAAAAAATGGGATAGACAAGCAGAAATGAAACACAGTTATGTGTTGATGAAACTTGACATGATGCTCGCCCAACACAAAAGCATCGGAGTAATAGATATTCATGATTTACATGAATTTATTGTTTTGTTTAGAACACTAGACAAAAGAAGACAAAGATTGTATGCACATCTCGTAGATGAGATGGCTGAGTTGTGGGATAGTTTTGACGAAGTGGATAATTAACAATGCCTTACACAGTACTAGATCCTGTAAGAATGAAAAACATCACAGGGCGTGCTAAAACTAGAAAATCACCGCTAAAACATACAGCAGGTGTATTACTAATTACATCATCAACAGATATTCACAAGATACCTGAAAATTGCTTACTGCAAAAGAGCAATGATGTATGGGAACTACACATACCAAAAGATTATAATAAATCATTAAAAAAATTAGCAAAAACACTTGACGCGGTCGCTTATATGTGATATAAATATAATTGTAGCCCTGACATAAGGCTACGTTTTTTAAACACGTGTCTTTTTTCTCCTGATAAAAAGTTGAAAGGCACACTCCTTGTTTAGACTAGTCCCCTCTCTGTCCTTTCGTTGATTTGCATAACAGAGGGGGACTTTTTTATTGACAACACCCAAAATATATGATATTATATAAGAACAATCTAAAGTGATTCGTTGCATCCATACTTGTCCAAATCATGGTGAATCACTTAGATTGTGCATATGTAGTTTCATATGATATCCCCTTGAAACCCAGATTTGAAAGTGGTCTGGGTTTCGCATAAATAACTATAACTAAACATGTTCGCATTTTTAGTTTCTCTTTAAAATCGATTCGCCCTGCTATACGAGTGTATGGCGGGGTGTTTTTTTGTATTTTTTCTATTGACTTGTTTAGCTAAATAATGTATAATGATAAATAATATGAATACTAGAATCACGCATTCTACTACATGTAACAACATGTAACTATTAACAACATGTAATACATACGTGATTACATGACTATACGACATGTGTGCTTCGCACTTTCCTCTTTGAGGAAAACAAGAGAAACTAGAAAGGGAAACGAACATGAGAAAACAAATAACGGACGATTTCGGAACATACGAAACAAAAACAAAGAATAGGCTTCCGGTCGAGGAAGCAAAAAGCATCTATCTTAATATCTTTGATAATAAAGAAAGAGATAACGCTTGTAGATTTAAACTGGTGTTGAGTTTAGTTATGGATGATGATTATCAAGATTACATCTGTCCAGTACTAAATCACTTTGAACCTGCAAGATGGTTACGTTTAGTTCCTGATGGCATCAAAGATGAGCCATTCTACAGAGACTTTCATCGTGCAATCAATCATATAAAAAAGCAAGATGTAGAGTTTGAAAAACTTCCAAGTGCAGGATTTTTTAGACCGAAAAGAACAAAAACATTACAACAAACAAAACAGATTATGAGCATACCTAATGCAATAGCAATGATGACACATCAAACAGACTGTGATCCTTTTGTTGCAATTAGATTTGTTGATTTTACTTGGTCAGGAAGTGTTAAGTCAAATGAAAAAACAACAGGGCCTGATTATTCAGTTTGCATAAAATCAAGTGCAACAGAAGACTTAAATGATGTAGATTTTTCGGAGTATTTCTAATGAAGAAAATAAAACTAAAAGATATCAATATATGTGAAAGCGGGCCACATCTTGCAGAACATAGGGTTAATGGCAAGTGGAAAAAGTGGATAGGTAGAGAAGAACTAGAATCTATTACGGCTCAACCTATACGTCAATTTATCAAAAAGATAAATAATAACAAAGGAGAAACAAAATGAAAGAACAATGGATATTATACGATATATCCGATAGAATGACTGCTAGAAACGGTGTAGATGAATATTTCATCGTTTATTTCTTTAATACAAAAACAAAAGAAAAAGCATCAACTTATATTACTATTGGATATAGAAATAATGACTGGTGGGGAGATATTATTCTCAATGACCGTTATGGAATATACAAATTTGAAATACTCAGATTTGACAGTAAATCATCAGGCAAATACGGTAAAATAATCAACGGTGATAGTATTCCGTCACTAGTAAAAGAATGCACTAAACGAGAAGCAACCTCGGTTATAGACATAATAAAGGCATAAACATGGGCAAAGAAAAATGTGGTAGAAAACCAAAAGAATGGACTTTAAAAGATATTACAGATAAAGGCAGACCATTCAATGATTGTTTAATATGGACTGGCGGCAAACATTCGCAGTTAGGTTACGGTATGATGCGTTACAAAACTAAAATGCGTACGGTTCATTCAGTAATAGCAGAAATAAAATATGGAACCAAACCAACCAAATATTCCGGGACTAGAGTATCAAGAACATGCGATGAACCTGCTTGTTGCAATCCAGAACATATCATTATTGTAGATGCTGGTTCATTACAAAGAGGTAATGCAACAGAACGTGGCAGATTTACAGATGAAGAAGTCATAGAAATAAGACGTAGATATGATAACGAATGGTATTGGGGTATTGTTTCAGATATGGCACGTGAGTACTCAGTAACAGGAAATCACATGAGTTCAATTTGTAGAAGATGGACATACAAAAAGGTAGGACAATGAAAATAAACACAGATACAGACCTAGATTTAAGATACAAAAAACTAAGAAACTCAGTATTTGCATTAATATTTTGGAATATTATTGTGATTGACATTGCTTTGATTTACAAAGCATTCAGTATGTAAAGGAGATAATTATGGACTTATTAGAACAAAAACTAGAAAATGCACGTGTTCGTGCAGAAAAAGCCGGTGAAGAATACTACTCATTAGTTCCAAATGAACAGTATTATGATAGTGTAGAAGAACAATTAAAACGCAGACAAGACTATATTGACGTATTAGAAAGCGTTATTTTAGAACTTTTAACAGTAAAAAAGACAAAACGATAATTGAACTTTCTTCAGAGATATTGTGCAATTTATCTGTATTACAACAAGCATAAATACAGTTAGGCGCTAAAAAAATAATCTCTGGAGAATTCAATGGCAATTCACGATATAACGATTCAGCAAGGTGCAGACTTTGCCAAAACACTTACAATTAAAGATGACTCAGATGCAGTCATAAATGTTTCAAGTGATACATTTCGTGGTCAAGTAAGAAAACTACATTCATCTACAGATATTCAAGCAACTTTCACTTTTGATTCAGCTACAAATGGTGCATCAGGTATAGTTGCATGGACTTTAACTGCGGCACAAACTGCGGCTATGGGTAATGGAAAATTTGTTTATGACGTTGAGTGGGTAAAATCATCTGGCTCAGTAGTTAGACTATTAGAAGGTGTTGCAGACACAACACCGGAGGTGACCAGATAATGACAAAAGTAACAATATCAGATACAACACAATCGGTAACTGTTCAAGAAGCAGTTTATCAAGTTCAAATAGCCAGTGCGGCGGCAGACACCCAGGTCAATTCAGGTGGATCGGGAACAAGTCTAATAAAGTCAAGCACTGGTGGTGTTACCACACTGAAGTCAGTCGCAGGTGGTAGCAACGTAACCCTCACTGATGATGGTAATGGCACTATTACTATCTCCGCAGTAGAGGATGACTTGTCAAACAATACAACTGACAATCTCAGTGAGGGTTCTTCTAATCAATATTTCACAGATGCAAGAGTAATGACTGCACTAGAAACAGTTTCTGGTCATGTTATTCCTTCAGCAAACGTGACATATGATTTAGGTTCAACTACTCACATGTGGCGTGATGTTTATGTAGGGCCAGGATCTCTTTTTGTAAATGGTAAGAAAGTTCTTTCTGCCGATACAGGAGAAATCAATGTTACTACAGATGATGATGAAAACTTAAATATTTCAGCGGGCGGTTCAGGTTCATCTGGTGATGTTACAATTTTTTCAGCAGGATCAACAACACAATTAAATGATAATACAATTAATCTTGGGCCTGCTCTTAATACTGCAACTGTAAATGTTCGTGGAACTTTAGATGTTGTTAATAAAATTGAAATGGGAGACTTAGATTTAACATCAGGTCAAATCCACCAAGATTCTACAAACGGCAACCTAACAATAAAAACAAACGGAACAGGTAAAACGGTTGTTGATACAAGCACCTTAGTTGTAGGAACACTAGACGGTAATAATCAACAAATTACACCAACAGGTATTACAGGCACTCTAACAGGAACTGTTTCAAGTATTTCAAATCATGACACAGATGCATTAAGTGAAGGTAGTACTAATTTATATTTTACAAACGCACGTGCAGACGCAAGGGCACAATTAAAAGTTGATGCATTAGTAGATTCAGCACCAGGCGCCTTAGATACACTAAATGAACTAGCGGCGGCTTTAGGTGATGATGCAAACTTCTCAACAACAGTAACAAACTCTATTGCTACAAAATTAGCAACAGCAGATTTTAATTCTACATTTGATACACGATTAGCAACAAAAGACACAGATAATATTAGCGAAGGTTCTTCTAATTTATATTATACCGACGCAAGATTCAATACTGCCTTTGGAAACAAATCTACATCAGATTTAAGTGAAGGCACAAATTTATATTACACAGACTCAAGATTTGATACAAGACTTGGAACAAAAAATACAGACAACTTAAGTGAAGGGTCAAGTAATCAATACTTTACAAACGCAAGAGCAGATGCAAGAGTAGATGCAGGCTTTAGTTCAAAAAATACAGACAACTTAAGTGAAGGGTCAAGCAATCAATACTTTACAACAGCAAGAGCAAGAGCAAGTATTTCAGCAAGTGGTAGTTTAGCATACAATAGTTCAACAGGTGCTTTAACTTATACACAAGGAAATACTGATACTGTAAGTGAAGGTTCTAGTAACCTTTATTTTACAAATGCAAGAGCAGATGCAAGAGTCAATAATGCAATTTTAGATGAAGATGATTTTAGTTCTGATTCAGCAACTAAAGTCCCATCACAGCAATCAGTAAAGGCTTATATTGCTACACAGATTGCAACAAAAGATAACACAGATGAGATTACAGAAGGTTCATCTAACTTATACTTTACAGATGCAAGAGCAAGAGCGGCAATCTCAGAAAACTCTACACAACTATCATACAACAACAGTACGGGTGTTTTAACTTATACACAAGGCGATACAGACACAGTAAGTGAAGGTTCAAGCAATCTTTATCATACAAGTGCAAGAGCAATCGCGGCAGTAGAAGGCGAAAGCACACTAGATTTAACAGGCGCACTAACTGTAGATGGTCAAATATCTACAGACAATGTTTTAAAAGTAGATGATGGTTTTGTTCAAACTGCTTTTAACCCATATGGCGCAGGAACAAATATGCCTACAAGAGTTTCAGGTATCGGTGCCGATGATGGTGGATGGGCGGCAATGCACATTCGTTCTCGTGGGTTGCATGACTTTGGTATAGGATCACAGTTTAACTTAACACCAAGAGCATTAGTAACGCTAAGTGCAGGTCGTGAAAGTTCTGGTAGTGATGACTATCTTGACAATGGCGACACATTTGGTGCAGTTCTTTGGAATCCTTATGCAGGATACAGAACAGGCACAGAATGGCTAACACCTTCAGCAAGTATCTATGGTATAGCTACAGAGGATCATAGTGCAAGTGGTATGGGAACTAAATTAGAGTTTGCAACAACAGAAAATACAAACAAAGCAGGCTCGTCAGATTTAGCACACACAAATAAAAGTATATTCTTACAAGACGATGATTTACAAATAACAGGTGATATCGGTAATAACGGTTCGGCAGTAGATTTTGACGATCCAATAAAAGTCACAGGTAATGTTTCAACAAAAACAGCTACTATTGGTGACTTTCAAAGTTCAAGTTCTCAAGCATACGCAAATATGGGTATTCAGATAGATGCTGGAGATACATCATGGCCTACAGTCACATTCAAAGAGTTTGCAGGAACAGATGGCGGTGGTAATAAGCCAGTCAATCTATTCACAAACCCAGGCTTTGAAACAGAAGTATTTGGAGGCACTCCTGCTTCCCCAGCCGCACTAGGTGACGCTAAAAGAATATTATCTGTAAATGGTAATGCGGCAGATAGTTCAACACTACCGAACTTGGCAAACATTCGCCTCCTTGGACAAACTGTAGGAGTCCAGTCTGGATCAAATAGAGGGTCGGAGTTTATATTTCAAACAACACCGGCAAATGAAACTACAATCAGAGAAACACTAAAACTAACTGATGGTAACATCCTTCAGATTGGTGAAGGTGGTTATGATAGTGGTCACGGTATTATTAGAGCAAATGGTGGTGACTTAAAACTTGGTGATAGATTAGACACAAACGGTAACAATATCCTAAATAGTTCAGGTGATGTAACTGTAGATGATAATCTAAAAGTAAATACAAACTTAACAGTAGATGGTAATACAGTATTAGGTAATGATGCAACCGCAGATACAGTAACCGTAAATGGTAAAATAACAGCTAATGGTGGTTTAGTACTAACAAGTTTAACAACAACAGAAGCAAATACATTCGCAGGCTTAGGTATTATTGATGAAGGTGCAATAAGTTACATCACAGATGGTGATAGCGGATCAAAATGTATAGCTGTATATGATGGGTCAAATTGGAAACGAATTTCACTAGGCGCAAACATCAGTAGTTCATAATGGAGAAGTCAATGAAATCAGAAGCAGTTGAACAAGCTAAAATCATTGGTAAAAGCCAGATTGAACAAGATATAGAAATAAAGATAATCAAAAAAGATATTGAAACTATACGTGACAATCACCTCGTTCATTTGCAACAGGATGTTCGTAGAGTTGAAAATAAAGTAGATAAGATAGACATGAGAATATGGGGCATACTCATAATCATTATTGCATCTACGGTAGGCACTGTTTTAGCAGGACTATTTACGTAACCAACGGTAAAATGGGAGACAACGATGGCAAAAGAAAAGAAGATGGGTCGTCCCGTCAAAGAAATTGATGAAGACCTATTGTATAAACTAGCACAGATTCATTGCACTATGAAGGAGATGGTAGATATCATAGGAGTCAGTGAAGACACGTTAAAACGCAGATATGCGGGTATTATAGACAAAGGGAAAGCAGAAGGCAAAATGCGTCTAAGAAGAAAACAAATAGAAGTAGCTATGCAAGGAAATCCAGCACTTCTTATCTTTTTAGGTAAGTCTATGTTAGGACAAAGTGAAACGCCTGTTGCAGAACAAGATAAAATACTCCCTTGGTCAGACGATGCCACTGAATAAAGCACAAAAGGCAGTTGCTGGTTCAGATGCACGTTTTAGAGTGTTTGTTGCAGGAAGAAGAACAGGTAAAACCTTCTTTGCTATCAGAGAGTTGGCTAGGTTTGCAAGACACCCAAACAAAACAGTTTGGTATGTTGCACCAACGTACTCTCAAGCTAAAAACATTGTATGGGAAGAATTACAAAGTAAAATGACAAAACTAGGATGGGCAGATAAAATCAATCAGAACGAATTAAGCATTCGTTTAATTAATGGTAGTAAAATATCATTAAAAGGTTCTGACCGCTATGATACCCTTCGTGGTGCAGGCGTAGATTTTTTAGTGCTTGATGAATTTGCAGATATGAAAAGAGAGGCATGGGAAGCAGTTCTTAGACCAACACTATCTGCACAAACACCACCTGGTCATGCACTATTCTGTGGAACTCCTCGAGGCTTTAATCATTTTAAAGACCTTTATGATTATGGACAAACAGATGATAAAGACTGGGCTTCATTTCAGTTTCGTTCAATAGATGGCGGTAATATACCAGCAGATGAAATAGAACGTGCAAAAGCAGATATGGACAAAAGACAATTTGAACAAGAATATTTGGCAAGTTTTATTAATTTTACTGGACAAATATATTACAATTTTGATAGAGAAAAACACGTAGTAAAACAAGAATTTGTTAAAGATGCACCAATACACATCGGGATTGATTTTAATATTGACCCAATGTCAGCAAGTGTGTGTCAAATAGTAAATGGTAAATTACACCAGTTTGATGAGATTTCAATCTACGGTTCTAATACAGAAGAACTAGCACAAGAGATTATGAACCGTTATGATAGAACAAAAGTTATTTGTTATCCTGATCCTGCAGGTCATCAGCGTAAGACCTCAGCTAACGGAAGAACAGATATTACTATTCTACAACAATACTTTAAAGTAGAAGCAAAAAGAAAACATGATGCAGTAAGAGATAGAATAAATGCAGTAAATAGTCTTATGGAAAGTGCAGATGGAACAATAAGATTTTCAATAGACCCAAATTGTATGAATTCAATTCGTTGTTTAGAGCGTCATGTTTATAAAGAAGGGACTTCTATTCCAGATAAAGACGGAATAGAAAATCACCAAAATGATGCACTTGGTTATCTTGTGGCTCACATTGCGCCAATTACTAAACCAGTGAGAGCAATTAATAAACCAAAACGATTTACGCATATGTAAAGGAACAGCACTATGGATTATGATAACATTATAAAAAAGCATAATATGTATAAGAAACATATTTACCGTTGGAGATACTATTACGATAGTTACTATGGCGGGCAAGATTACCAACAAGGTCAATACCTAAGAAAATATTTACAAGAAGAAGATGATGGCTACAATGAATACGGCAAACGTATTATGAGTACGCCATTAGACAATCATTGTCGTTCAGTAGTTGATACGTATAGTTCATTCATCTGGCGAGATACACCTCAAAGAGAGTTCGGTGTTTTAGCAGATAATCCTGCTCTACAACCTTTCTTGCGTGATGCAGATTTAGAAGGTCGTTCATTTGATGCTATAATGCGTGAAGCCACTACACTTGCAAATATCTATGGTCATGTGCTGTTGATGTTAGATAAACCTGCAAGTGAGGCATCAACACTAGCAGAAGAATTAGCTATGGGCATTAGACCATATCTTTCAGTTATCACACCAGAAAATATTATTGACTGGCATTTTGAAAGAATGTCAAACGGTCGTTACATGATTGACTATCTAAAACTAAAAGAGTTTGAAGATGAAGAAAAATGTATCTACAGAGTATGGACACCAGAAACTGTTTCAGTTTATGAAGTAGATGAAGAAAATGCAGAAATGGTTCTTATGGAACAGTACGATAATTCAATGGGTCATATACCTGCTGTATTCTTGTATGGACAACGCTCACATGAAAGAGGTATAGGCATCTCACAAATCGCTGATGTGGCAGATGTTCAGAAATCAATTTACAATGAGTTGAGTGAATTAGACCAGATAGTGAGGCTATCAAATCATCCAAGTATCGTTACTACAGAAGGTGTAGATTTAATGGGAGGAGCTGGTTCAGTTATTACTATTGAAGATAGAGATATTGATCCTGCACTAAAACCTTACATGCTTCAACCATCATCACAATCAATTAGCAGTATTTTAGAATCAATCAAAACAAAAACTGCAATGATTGACAGAATGGCTAACTTAAGTTCAATGCGTTCAACATCAAAAGCAACAGCATCAGGTGTTTCTTTAAAGATAGAACGTGAGTTATTGAACGTTAAACTAGCACAGATAGCCGATAACCTAGAGATTGCAGAAGAACAAATCTGGCACCATTTCTTACACTTCTATGATCCAGAAGGACACTTTGATGGTGTTATTGATTATCCAGATAACTTTGATATGACTGATACATACACCGAACTAGATTTCTTAATGAAAGCAAGTGCGGCACCTGTATCAAGTTCTTTATACTCTACAGAGATTGCAAAACAAATTGCACGTATCACAATAGAAGATGAAGAAGCAATGGATACTATTATTCAAGAGATTGAGAACGGTTCTCAAGCACCAGAGTTCGGAGCAAACTTAGATGGCGACACAGACACAGATACAACAGCATAGTGATTTAATCGATTCAATCTTAGATGATTTTGACGAGTTTATGGAAAGTTCTGAAAAGACACTTGAGAATAAAGTTGCCAAAAGAATACTAGAAACAAAGACGATTGACGAACTATTAGAATTACGTGTCCCTATCACAGAAGACTATAGAAAACTCGTTCAGGAGCGTGTGAGAGCGTATATAGACAACTTTGATACACTAGCACGTGATACTGCACAAATGACAGGTGATGGTATTACTCCTGTTGATAACAGAATAGTTGCAGAACTAAAAGCACAATCGTACGCCAGACTAGATGAAACTGTAAAGCAGAATAAAGAGTCTATCAATTCAGAAATAGTTGTAGGCGCACTAGCAGGTCTCGCCGTTCAACAGATTGCTACAAACACCAGACATGCAATATCAGGACTTATGATTACAGTTGATGATATTGAGATTACAAGATTACAAAACAAATTAAGAAAACTGCGAAACGCCGCAGATAAAAATGAAGAAGAAATTGCATTAATACTAGGAAGACTTAAAAACAAGTTTGCAGGTGTTAATGTGGGCACAAGTCTAAGTAAAAAGATGAGTGCCGAAATGCACGACACAGTGATGGACTTTGATGGTGTATTTGTTAAACATCGTGCCAGACAAGCAGGTCTGAATAAGTTTAGATACGCAGGAACATTAATATCAGAAAGCAGAGATTTTTGTATCCGAAATCAAGGTAAAACATTTACAGAAGCAGAAGCAAGAAATCTATGGTCAAGTGAGAGTTGGTCAGGAAAACGCAGTGGTGATCCTTTCGTAGTACGAGGAGGACATCGTTGCAGACACTTCTGGATACCAGTGGAGGACTAAGATGGCTGAAACTACTAATGTTAAACAAAGACCAATACTAGGAGAGCAAACAATGCCTTATCATACAAAACCAAAAACAACTAAAAAGAAAACAACTAAGAAGAAGAAAAAGAAAACTATGAATAAAAAAAAGAGCTACTAGGTAGCTCTTTTTAGTTTGCGGAAGAGACCCTTTGCAGGGTCTAATATTTATTACGCTACCTTCTCTTGTTGTTCTGTGTATTCCCAATAATCAATACACTTGTTCCAGTCACCGTTATTGATCCTGTGATTTACTTGAATTTTGCTATACTGATCCATATGACCACAAGTTTCATCATCAATTTCACAATCTAAATTCATCAATGTGTCATATACTTTATTGATTAGTTTTTCTGTGCCATAGTTTTCACTGACCAAGTATCTCAAACCCATATCAGCCTCACCGCTCAGTGAAATCTTTTCTTCACCTTCAAATTGACAGCCATCAACCATAACAACCTGTCTTGGCATAATTTTTGCTTTTGCTAATTTGGCAAGAGCCACAGCACAGTCTATAGAACCGCCAAGTCCTCTAAAAAACACACTGATATCAACAGTATCAACTTTACCGTTTTCTGGGCTTATATACCACTCATGTCCTAAATCATATTTGTTCATTTTATTACTCCTTGTTTTCTGATTATGTAATTACTATAACACGATTCGTTATTTTGTCAAGTTTTCAACAAGATTATCATCTTCATCATAAAAGTCAGGTGATTCAACTTCATTCATGCTGTTTGTGTCATAGTCAAACCATTGACCCTCAAGTTCATAGTTGTTGTGTAATTCAAGAATTTTAGCATTTGCTTCTTCTTGTGAATTTGCTTCAATCTCAAAATGTTGTTTAACAACAACAGTTCGCCAACCTTCAAATGTGTATTTTTTTGACATAATCATTTACTCCTTGTTTTTTGATTACAGAATCAATATAACATGATTCTGTAATCTGTCAAGTTTTTAATTGTATGCAGAATGCCAGTTATTGATTATCTGCATAGTTGCTGGACTTGAAAGCACATCTACTAAGCAGAATTCAATTTCTCCTCGCATTTCATAGCACCAATTTACCAAATTTACCAAAGTTTCTTCTGTTATTGTTTCATAAGTCATTGTGTTCTCCTTTTTGCTAAACACATCTACTTTATAGCGGTGATTCGTCAAATAGTCAATAGTTTGACCCAATTTATCTTCCAAACAAAAAGCATAAATACAATCATACACTACTAATATAGTAGGTTTCACTCAATGGAGGTATTAATGACTGAAGATAATCAGGTAGAAAATGTAGTAACGGAGACTACAGAACCAACGAATTCTCTGGATAGTAATGAAAATAAGGGCTTCTCTCAAGAGGAAGTTAATCGTATTGTAGCAGACAGAGTTGCAAGAGAACGTAAAAAGTTTGATGGCATTGATGTTGAACAATACAAGAATTGGCAATCTCAAGAAGAAGAACGAAAAGTAGAGCAACAAAAACAACGTGGTGAATTTGAGAAAGTACTAAAAGAACAAGCTGAAAAGTTTAGTTCAAAAATTTCCGAATTAGAAGGCACGTTGAAGCGAGAAAAAGTAGATGGAGCATTATTAAATAGTGCGGCATCACTTAAAGCGATTGCTCCTAGTCAAGTCGCAGACTTACTAAAGAACCGAGTTCGTTTGAACGAACAAGGTGAAGCAGAAGTTCTTGATGAAACAGGAACACCAGCTTACACAGATAACGGTTCAGCAATGCAAGTAAAAGACTTGGTAAAAGATTTTCTTACTAAGAACCCGCACTTTGCGGCTCCAAGTGCTCCAGGCACAGGGTCACAATCAAAAGTCGGAGGCGATGTTGCATCAGAATTAGATGTAACAAAATTAGATATGAGCAATCCTGCTGATAGAGCCAAATATAAAGAATGGCGAACTAAGCAGAGAATGTAATTTAATAACGCCAAGATAATAGGAGAATTACAATGGCTAATGAATCAACAACAACAACCCTGAACGACCTTTTGCCACAAATCGTAGCAGAAGCAATGTTCCAAGCAAACGAAAAATCAATCATGCGTGGGCTTGTAAAAAACTTTACAATGCCACTAAACAGTGGTAAATCAATCGTAGTCCCAACTTATCCAAAAGTTTCGGCTGCGGCAGTGGCAGAAGGCACTGACTTATCAAACACAGCGGTATCAACTGACGGTGCAACACTAACTGTATCAGAAGTTGGTGTAATGACAACTGTTACTGACCTTGCTCTAAGAACAAGTTCATCAAATGTTATTGCAGACGTAGGACGTTTATTCGGTGAAGCTATCGCGGCTCGTATGGATAAAGACCTAACTGCACTATTTGGTTCGTTCTCAGTAGGCGTAGGTGGTGCATCAGAAACTATCACTGTAAATAAAGTATTTGAAGCAGTAGCAAATCTACGTAAAAACGGTGTTCCAGCAACAGACCTAGCATGTGTTCTACACCCAATGGTAGCTTATGATTTAAAAGCGGCTATCGGCACACAAGCATTTGCAGGTGGTGATTTCCAAACAGAAGCACTACGTTCTGGTTATGTAGGAACTCTAGCTGGTGTTCCAATCTTTGAATCATCAAACATGACAGATGCATCAGACAACGATCCAGGAACAACTGGTGACTACAAAGGTGGATTATTCCACAGAGATGCTTTAGGTCTAGCAATGATGCAAGACATTCAAATTGAGCAACAACGTGATGCTTCATTACGTGCAACTGAACTAGTAGCAACAGCAGTTTATGGTAAAGGTGAAATCTTCGATTCTTACGGAATTGAGATGGAATTTGACTCAACAATTCAATAATCTGAATTGATTAACTGAAACCGAGAGGGGAGCAATCCCCTCTCATAAACGCTACTAGGAGAACGCACAATGGCAATGTCAAGCGATGCTGATTTAATTAAATATCAGCCAGATATACTAACGTACGGTATAGATGAATTCACTGATGAACATGCAAAAGCACGTGATGATATATTACGTAGATTGCGTGAAGAATGGTGGGTTCGTAGCCGTAATGTTACAAACTATGATATTTCTCGTTCATTACCTAGTTTAGAAATGGATAACTCCAAACTTACTGAATCTCAATTTACTCGTTGTGCAGTGTATCGTGTTCTTTCAGAATACGCTCTACCTATGCTAACAAAGTGGAATGCAGAAGGAAACGAAGATAAGTTTCAAGTCATGATGATGCACTATCGTAAAAAGTATGATGAAGAATTTAACGCAATCTTACGTGATGGTGTTGATTATGATTTTGATAATGATGGCACAGTAGAAGATACTGAGAAACAACCGTTTCACACAAGAAGGATTATTCGTTAATGGCAAAGGTTACTATCAACACCAGTCGTTTTAAAAGATTTATATCTCAATTTACGGCTGACTTAGATAGGGCAATCCCAAAGGCTCTAAATAGAAGTGGAGAGAAAATGCGTGAAACTATCTTAGATAGAACATCACGTGGAGTGGGGTTGAGAGGAAGATTTAAACGTTACTCAAAAGGCTATGCAGAGTTTCGTAAAGAAAATGGTAGAGGCACTACACCAGACTTAAACTTTTCTGGTAGAATGCTTTCTAACTTGGATGTTGAACGTAAAGGTCGCAATAAAGTTATTGTGGGCTTTAAAAGAAAACAAGAACAAGAGAAAGCAAAATTCAATCAGAAAACAAGACCTTTCATAGGTGTTCGTTCAGGTGAAGTTAAATTTATCGCAGATGCTTTTGAGAGACAATTACAGAGAGAATTGAGATGAGCAAAACAAGTTATAGAGAAAACATTGCGAAAAACATTGTTTCAGAACTAAAAGAAATTAAATCTATTAGATTTGTAACACGTGATGTTTTTGAACCTGACGAGTTAAGCGATGCTCAAGTTCCTGCAGTCTTAGTTCAAAGTGGATCAGAATTAAAAACTGATAATTCACTGACAACAAGACAAGGGATTATAGAGTATATTCTAACAGGGTTTGTTAAAGGCAAGTTTTTAGATACTGCCAGAAACAAATTGTTAGATGACATTGAAACAAAATTGTATGAAGATGTTACCAGAAATGGCTATGCAACTGATACAATGGTAAGGGAAGTAAATACCGACGAAGGTGTTATCTTTCCTTTAGGTGCGGTTCAAATAATCGTGCGTATTGAATACTATCACCCAAAAGGTGATTTAGACAAATAACATTAATAGGAGCAAACAATGGCAGTTCAAAAAGGTAACAGCGGAATTGTAAAGATTGGTTCAACAACAGTTGCACAAGTCACATCATTTTCCGTTACAGAAGAAGCAGATATGTTAGAAACTACTGCAATCGGTGACGTAGCAAGAAACTACGTTCCTGGTCTAAGACAAATCTCAGGCACAGTTGAGTGTAATATGGATCTTGCAGACGCAGGTCAAGAACTATTAGAAGTTGGCGATACAGTCAATCTAATATTAGGTTTTGACACTTCAGCAACAGAAAATATTTCAGGCTCTGTTATCATCACAGCGGCAAACGTTGAGATGGCACCAGACGGTTTGGCTACAGTAACTTTTGATTATCAAACTTCTTTAACTGGTTCATCTGGCACAGCATATACAAAAACTATGCGTGGTGATTTGACAGAAGGTAACTAAAATAAAGAATAGAGGTTAATTATGAATGCAATACACAATGCTACCAAGCATTTCAAAACAAAATTGGCTAATGGACTTGAGTGGATAGATGTCCCTGAATGGGATACAAAAGTATATTTCACTGCAAGTGCTACGCTAAAACAAACAGAGGAAGTGGTAAAGTTACACCAAGAAAAAAAGGTAATGGAAGCACTCGTCACCGTGGTAATTATGAGAGCATTAAACGAAGAAGGAAAACCGTTGTTCAAAATGGTTGATAAATTTGAACTAATGAATAACGTAGATCCAGAAGTCGTTATACGTGTTGCTAATCATATTCTGAATCAAGAACCGAAAGCGGACGAAATCGCAAAAAACTAAAGTCCGACACTGACCTGTTTTTTAGGTTTCAACTAGCAGAAGCACTACACAAAACGGTATCAGAAATATCTGAGATGTCAGTGTCGGAATATTTAACTTGGTCTGAGTACTATAAGATTAAAGAAGACCAAATGAAAAAACGGAGTAGGATAAATGGCAAACGCTGAAATACAAATTGAAATTACGGCTCTTGACAACGCAACATCGGCACTAAAAAAGATTGATAGAAATCTTGCTCCAATCAAGAAAAAAGTCGGCGGAGTTGAAAAAGAATTCAACAAAGTTGATAAAAGCATACAAAAAAGTTCTGGCTCTTTCAGCAAGTTCAAAGGACTACTTGCTGGTGCTATTACAATAGGCGGACTTACTGCATTTACTAAATCAGTAGTTGAAGCAAGTTCAAGAGCAGAAGATTTAAAAACTACATTAGAAACTGTTACTGGTTCAGCAAAAGCAGGCGATGAAGCATTTAAGTTTATTAATGACTTTGCTACTCGTACGCCTTTTGATATTGAGACTTTAACAGAAACATTCATCAAATTAAAAGCGGCAGGCATTGAACCAACTGAAGAATTACTTACACAGTTCGGTGATATGGCGGCTGTTACTACAGACCGTATAGGGTCACTTAACGCTATCACAGACTTGTTCGCAAGAACAACAGCAGGTGGTTTAGGTCTTGAAGATTTAAACAGACTTGCAGATAGAGGTGTTCCTGTATTTGATATCTTCCAAGAAAAGTTAGGACTAACAAGACTTGAAGTATCAGAGTTTGGTAAAACAGCAGAAGGTGCCGCAAAACTAAAAGACGCATTACTAGAAGGACTTGATGAGAAGTTCGGTGGTGGTATGGAAAAAGCATCACAAAACTTATCAGTGTCACTATCTAACTTAGGCATTGCGGCAAACAACGCCTTGATTGCAGTTGGTGAAGGTGGCCTTTCTGACGCAATCAATAACGCCGCAAAAAGAATGAGTGACTTTATTGTTAATAACGAAGACTTAGCAATGGCACTTGGTGAAAAATTAGGGCAAGCTGTTACATTTGTTGTAGATGGTATTGCCTCACTTTCTTCAGGAATGGAAAAAGCACAACCCGTATTTGAATTACTAGGAACTATCTTTACTGACATTGTTGCTCCTGCTCTAAGTCTAGCTTTTGATGTTATAGTAAAAATCGCTGAGGCGTTGGGCCCACTTGTAGAAACAGTAGCACCATTGGCACAAGAAGCATTCAAAGGCATAGCTAGTGTTATGACAGACATTGTTATACCAGCGTTTGAAACAGTTATAGGAACTATCGGAACAGTTATTGACAAGATACAAAGCATGATTGATTTCATCGGTGCAGGTATCGGTAAAGTCAAAGAGTTCGGTGGTGCAGTAGGTGATAAAGTTAGCGGAGGCTTTCAAAAAGCCGGAGATGCAATCGGTGGATGGGTTGATAGTGGTAAAGAAAATATTCAAGGCTTATATGATTGGGCAGTTGGTAATTCAGTTATCCCTGATTTAGTAAATGACATTGGTAAGTTTATGGACAAACTACCAAACAAAATGGTTAATCCAATTGAAAAAGGTGTGATGCAAAGTAAGAAAGCATTTGGGCCTTTACAAACAGGTATGGGTAATTCAACAGCAAATTCAAATGTTAATTTTAATATATCGGGCGTCAATGCAGGAGGTTCTGCAGGACAATTTAAACAACAACAAATGAGACAGTATGTAGAAGGTATTGCTTTACAAACAGCACACCAAGTTCTTAGACAAAATACTAGATTTGGAGGGTTAATTTAATGACAGCATTACCATTGCAAACAAAATTATCAGTCACAACAAGTTATCAAGCAACACCAAGACATAGACTAGTAGAGTTCGGTGATGGGTATATCCAAAGAACACCTTTAGGTATCAATCATCAAAGACGTTCAATATCAGTTACACATGACAATTTAAGTTCTACAGATGCCGCGGCTTTAATTTTATTCTATGAACAAAGATTACAAGATGCAGGAAAAATAGATATCTCAGCAAATGGGTTGTTACGTACTGATGGTCAATTTTACTTAGAAAGTTTTGACGTTCAAATGGCAGACACAAACAAACGAACAGTAACAGCAAATTTGATTGAGGTATTTGATTTATGAGTTCAGAACCAAAAATAGAAGCACAAAAACTTGTTACACAATCTATTGTCCAACTTATGGAGTTTGACTTTCGTGCAATAGGCGGAACTGCCAGAGTTTTTCTTGCCAATGAATTAGAAGGTGATGGTGGTAGTGGTAAGCAAATTTTAGACTTACAAGGTTGGGATGGTCAAAGTGACTCAACAAATAGACAGTTTCAATACATAGATTTTACTTTAAGTAATCTACGTTCAGACTTGACAGGTCAAGTTTCAGAACCAACAATATCTATAGCCGCTCATGATTTATGGCAAATATCAGGTTGGTCAAGTGCAACATCAGGATTTGGTATGGTTGATTATCGTGGGTTAAGAGTAAAAAGAATGAGATTATTTTACGAAACTGATACGCCTATTGATCCTCAAACATACTTTGTTAAATCAGTAGATGAATTATCACCAGAACAAATTGTTTTTACTCTTACTCCTAGTTTAGGAACAGAGAATGGCAACAAACCAAGTGCCAGAAAGTTGGAGATATAAAATGAAATTTAATTTTAACTTTGACTTAGGACAATTTGTAAAAACAAAAGTAGCACAACAAATTCAACAATCACAGATTGGAAACTTTGTTAAACAAAAAGGTGCTCCTGC